CAGGGCGCGCTGGCTTACGTGGAGAGCGGGCGGGCGAAGGGCAAAGTGGTCGTGGAGCTGTAACGCCGGAGCGGCTCAAGCGCGCGCTATGCCGTGGCCTTGCGCCGCACGTCCAGGAGCAACGCGACTTGCGTTATCGGGTGTTGGGGGACTTAGAGATTGAGAACGGGGAAAAAACGGGATGAAACGGGACGAAATGGGATGGAAGCCCCGCGCGGCAAGCGTTTCGCCCGTCGAGTGACATCTACTGATAGATAGAGCTCGGTTTGCGAAACGAGCCGCATCTGACCCGGCTGGACAACAGAAATGCGAAACGGCCGCCATCACTGGCGGCCGTTCGATTTGCGTTTAAAGGGGCTTCAACGGGCTGGCGGTCCATCGGGTGGATCGCAGATGTTCTGCAGACAGTCCTCCAGGCCCTTGAGCCTGACCAGCACCTGGTCGAGCTGCTCCTGGCTCAGATATTTGAGGGAAGGAACGCCGAGGCGGAGCAGATCCCGTTCTACTTCCCGCTGCCAACCGTAGCGGGCGGCGAGATCCTGGATCTCATAGCGCGCGCGAGCGCGACGCAGATGCACTGGCATTGCCAGCATGGGGTCCGAAAGCCTTGTTTCCCAATGATTCCGAGGGATCGCGTCCCGCAGAATCGCCCTCAATCTACCTACCAGTTGCCGCTGTTCCTGCATCCTTTGCCCCTGTAACGATCATCCCGACTGTCTGCCGGGCAAACGGCCTTACGTCCGCTTCCGGCAGTCCCTTTTCCAGCAGCTGAGCCAGCAGAACAAGCGCCTCGCCATACTGGGCCGGGGCCAGTACAGCATCCGCGTCATCAAGCGCCTCCTGGAGCAGTTGCGCGGCGATCTTCACAGACGACTGGCTCACTACCTGAGACTGCCGCAAGTCATTGTTTTGACGCGGAATCGTGCCGGAATCCAGGCGTTCATCGCCCAAGCCTGTCAGGAGCCAATTGGCGTTCCAGCCGCCCCGGACAAGCGCGCCCAGCCCATCCGCCCCGATCTCTCTGACGCCCCGCTCCCATCGGCTGTACGTGGTCTTTGACACCCCCAGTGCATATGCCATATCCGCCTGGGTCATCTTCGCCCGAACGGAAACGAGTCGCGCGCCAATTTGCGCCCATTCGGACTTCGCACTTTCGTCGGGTGAAGCGCGAAAGGCTGCGGACGTGTCATTCATAGTTTCGCACTTCCCGTAAGTGTCTGTTTGTAAAGCTAAAAATCATTACGTTTTCCGGATGGGCGCAAAAAGGGAAGTGCGAAGTCCGATTGGACGTTGACACGCGTCCATTTGGACGTATGATCTGCGCCGTAGACATCACTCAACGGACAGATACGAAGTGTCAGCAACGACTACCCCGAGAAAAGCCAGTCCCGCTAAGGACTGGCATCCCGCCGATGTCGTAGCGGCGCTGCATCGCAAGGAAATCTCCCTGCGGCAGCTCGCACTACTGAACGGCTACACCAACGCTAACAGCCTTAATACAGCACTCCGCCGGCCGTACCCGCAGGCGGAGGCGCTGATCGCCGAGGCCCTTGGAAAGAAGCCCCAGGCCATCTGGCCCACCCGATACGACGCCGACGGTAAACCGAACCGTGGCCCAGGAGGCCGCAAACCGCTGCTGCCCCCCGATGCAAAGCCTAGCAGCCTGCGGACAGGCCGCAATCCACAAATTGGCGCCCCGCAATGAACAGCGCCTCTATCTACCGCTTCCCCCCGGCGCACAGGCGCCCCCACCGAGCAGGAGACGCAAGGATGAATCGTCAGCCCAGCCAGCCCTATGACTTCTTCTTGACCCCACGCCCCTCGGCGCCGGTCAACGGCACCATGGATTACCGCAAGTCCGTCAGCATGCTGGTCGGCCAGATGCTGGAGGCCGCGCACGCTGCAGGCCTGGACCGGCATGAAGTGGCCGCACGCGCCAGTCGCCTGACTGGCCAGAACGTATCCAAGGCGATGCTCGACGGCTACACCGCGCCCAGCCGCGAGACGTTCAACATTCCGCTGTGGGTTGCCCCCGTGCTGGAAGTGATCTGCGGCGGGACGCTGCTCGCTGAGTGGCAGGCCCAGGTTATCGGTGGCCAGCTACTGCTGGGCGCCGAAACCTTGGACGTTGAAATCGGCCGCGCCCACCGTGAGCGTGTCGTCGCAAGCCAGCGCCTGCGCCAGCTGCACCGCCTGAGCGTGAGGGCATCCTAATGGCGGACGGCAACATGTCCCCCCGTTCGATGCTGGACTTGGCCACCTTGGCCAGCAGCCTGGGCAAGACCAAGCGAGCCGTCGAGATCCGCGCAAAGCGCGAAGGCTGGGCGTTTGAGGAAAAGGCCACTCGCGGTGGTCGTCGCCGACTGTATGCCGTTGATGCGCTACCGCCAGACGTACAGGCCGCAGCAGTCATTGCCGGTCAGGTCAGCGAGACGCCGCAGCGGGCCGTGGCGGTTCGCCAGGCCAACGTCGATTCCATCGCGTCCGCATGGAAGCGCTACGAGGCCGTCCCGCAGCATTTGAAGGACGAAGCCGCACGCCGCCTGCGCGCCCTGCAGGCCGTTGAGGCGCTGCAGGCTGCCGGCCATCCTCTGATGGCAGCGCGTCAGATCGTCGCCAGCCAGATGCAGCGCGACCAGGTCGGCGGCGTCAGCGTGGCCAGCCTGGGCCGCTGGGCCGCGCTGGTGGCCAAGGCCGAGAAGCAGCACCGCCTGGCTCTGTTGGTGCCGGCATACGCCGCGACCAAGGCCAAGGCCGAGATTCACGCCGAGGCCTGGGATCTGTTCAAGGCCGACTATCTGCGGGTCGAGGCCCCGAGTGCGCAAAGCTGCTATGACCGACTGCAGCGCATCGCCGCCACCAAGGATTGGCCCGCACTTCCGTGCGCCAAGACGTTCACCCGCCGTGTTGAGGCAGAACTGCCGCGCGCCGTCCTGGTGATGGCCCGCGAAGGCCAGGAGCGATTCAATCAAACGTTCCCGGCCCAGGAGCGCGACCGCAGCGTGTTCCACGCGCTGGAGGCAGTGAACAGCGACGGTCACAAGTTCGACGTGTTCGCACGTTGGCCGGACGGCACGGTTGCACGCCCCATCATGGTAGGCGTCCAGGATCTCTACAGCGGCAAACTGCTGGGCTACCGCATCGCCGAAACCGAGTCGTCGGACCTTGCGCGCTTCGCGTTCCGTGACGTGATCGAGCGCTATGGCATTCCCGGCAAGGTCTGGCTGGATAACGGTCGCGGCTTCGCATCCAAGATGCTGACCGGCGGCACCGCAAATCGCTTCCGATTCAAGGTGAAAGAGGACGATCCGACCGGCCTCCTGACCGCAATGGGCTGCGAGATCCACTGGGCAACGCCGTATCACGGTCAGGCCAAGCCCATCGAGCGCGCCTGGCGTGACCTGTGCGACCGCGTTGCCAAGCACCCGGCATTCGCTGGCGCCTACACGGGTAACAAGCCCGACGCAAAGCCCGAGAACTACGGCAGCAAGGCCATTCCGTTGGATGAGTTCGTGCGTGTCCTGAATGAGGAAATCGCGGCCCACAACGCTCGCGAGGGCCGGCGCACTCGCACCGCTGCAGGCCGGAGCTTTGATTCCGCGTTTGAGTCCAGCTATGCGCAGTCCACGATCCGCAAGGCATCGCCTGAGCAGCTGCGGGAAATGCTCCTGTCCACGGACGTGGTCACCTGTGACCGCCGTGATAGCAGCGTTCGCCTGTCCGGCAATCGGTACTGGAGCGACGCCATCGCCCCGTTTGCAGGTCAGAAGGTGATGCTTCGCTTTGATCCCGAGCATCTGCACCAGGCTGTGCACGCGTACACCTTGGCCAACGTCTACATCGGCCAGCTGGACTGCATCGCCGCCGTTGGCTTCGCCGATACAGGCGCCGCCCGCGAACACGCCAGGGCGAAGAAGCAATACCGCCAGGCAACACGCAAGCAGCTGGACGCGGAGCGCCGGATGGAAGCGGCCAGCGTGGCCAACCAGCTGCCGTCGCCGATGCCCGAATCGCTGCCGCCTGCGGGCGTGATCGCGCCGCTGTTCGGTCGTCGGCAGCCGCCGCGCGTACAGGAAGCCGAGCCCGCCGAACGGCTGCGCACCGGCACTGACGACAACGAAAGCGCGTTCGTATCGCTGATGGATCGCATGCAGGCCCAGCAGCGCCGGAACAGCCTGTGGACCACGCCTGACGGGGAGGCCTGATGCAAAGCAACCCCGCCACCGGCTACCAGCGTCGGCAGGCCTACCTCCAGCGCATTCGCAATGAAGGTTCGCACCCACTTCGCCACCAGGCACAAGCCCGTTTCAGATCCGGCGTAGACACCCGGACCAACCCGAAAGCGACAGCAGCAGGCGGTGGCATCGCCCGCCGCAGATCGAAGCTCGCCGCCCTCAAACGTCCGCCCCTTCCACCCGTTGCCCCGCTGCACCCGCACCAATCCAAGGAACCCAACACGATGAATCTGGCCGTCACCCCGATCACCCCCGAAGAACTGTCACCGGAGCAGCTCGCCGATCTGCGCGACCGTCTGCGTATCACCCTGGAAGAAGACAAGAACCTGAGCCAGGCCCGCTTGGCAAAGGAATCGGACATCAGCAGCGCCACGCTGTCGCAGTTCCTGGGCGGCACCTATGCGGGCAACCAGCAAAACGTGGCTCGCAAGCTGGCCGGTTGGCTCAATGTCCGCGATGAGCGCATCAGCAGCGGCAAGCTGCCCGAGGGCCCCGAGTTCGTCACCACGCCGACCAGCGAGAAGCTGCGCGCCGTGCTGCAGTACGCCCACATGGCTGGCGACATCGCAGTAATCGCTGGCGGTGCAGGCCTGGGCAAGACCGTCACGAACAAGCGCTATGCAGCCGTGAGCCCGAACGTCTGGCACGTCGAGTTGACCCCGGCCACGGGTGGCGTCCTTACCTGCCTGCAGGAAATTGCCGCAGTCATGGGCCTGCGCGACCTGGTCAACTCCGCCGCCTACATCCAGCGGGCCATCTTCCAGAAGGTGCGCAACACCAGCGGCCTGCTGATCTTGGATGAAGCACAGCATCTGACCGTGCAGGCGCTGGACATGGTCCGCGCCATCAACGATCAGACCAGCATCGGCCTTGTGCTGTGTGGCAATGATCGTGTCATCACGCAGATGACGGGCGGCAATCGCGCTCCGTTCCTTGATCGCCTGTATAGCCGGGTCGGCAAGCGACTGGTCATTCACAAGGTGGTCAAGGGTGACGCCGACGCGATCATTGACGCCTGGAACATCGCCGATGCTGGTTGCCGCGATCAGATCCGGCAGATCGCCGACCTTCCGGGCGCACTCCGCGTCCTGAATAAGGTGCTGCGCCTTGCCTCGATCTACTCCCAGGCCAGGAACGAGCGGATCTGCTGCGAGTCCATCCGCTACGCGGCCAAAGAATTGGGCGTGCTGGTGTGACCACGTCCATTTCCCATCTCACGGCCGACCTGGTGTCGGCTGTGGGCGGCATCGCCAGGCTGGCATCACCGGATGCACTGCCAGCGCGCTGCCTGATTGTCCAGCGCTGCTATGCGCTGGCCACCCCATTCGATTCGCTGACCATCGGCCAGTTGCTGCAGTGGAGCAATGAAGCCATCGCAAGCGCCGCTCAAACGGCACCAATCGACAACCAGGAGCGTCTCCCGTGACCACCACCGACAAGAACCGCACCGCCATCCAGCACCAGCTGACCGCCGCGCTGGAGGCCATCAATGCCCTGGCCGACAAGGGACTCACGGCTCGTTCCGTCTCGATCACTGGCGCTCGGCCCGTGATCGTGATCGACCGCCCGCGCGGCGATTCGCTGGTGGGCGCCCAGCACATCCGCGAGCGCAAGGGCCAGCTGGTGACCCGCACGAAGATGGCGACCCCATTCCACGGTTGCCAGGTGGAATGGGACGTGTGCCAGTCCACGCCCACCAGTGGGCTGCACTGAGCAATACGCCATGAAGAAGCATGTTCCGTTCCCCAAGTCGCTGCAGCAGCTGCTGCAGCGAATCCTGGAGGCAATCGACCAGGCAGGTGGCTGCATGACGCGCGTCCAGCTGGCCACCACCCTGCACGATGCGCGCCCGCTGGACATCGACGACACCCTGGAGGAGCTGATCGACCGCAACCAGGTCGAACGCCAAGGCAATGATCCGCAGATGCTCTGGTTGGTCCGTGGCTCCACGGGCACCGAGTTTGCTGCCGTGCCGGAGCCCACGCCGGCCGGTTGCGAGCGGTCACTGCACAACGCCCGAGCGCTCGCCGTGGATAGACGCCTGGAAGCCATTGCCCAGGATGTTCTGGACACGGCACTGGATGCCCGCGCTGCCGGGCTGCCAGCGCCCTTGGTGCGACTGCTGATGCAGTGCGATGGCGCCCTCAGCGAAGCCCGTAACCACCTCACCCCGTGATGAACAAGGAAATCCCACCCATGCAAGCTAACGCGATTCCCGAAGGCTACCGACAAGACGCCAAAGGGCACCTGGTCCCAGAACAGCACATCAAGGAGATCGACAAGCTACGCGATGAGCTGGTGCAGGAGCTCGCTGAACGCGCTCAGGATCTGCACAAGCGCATGGCAGACTTCAAGCGCCATGCCTTCAACAGCATCGCCGCGTTCGTGTCCCTGAGCGCAGAGCAGTACCGCGTCCACATCGGCGGCAAGAAGGGCAACGTCACCCTGGTGGCCTACGATGGCCGATACAAGGTGATCCGCCAGTTCCAGGAGACGATCAAGTTTGACGAACGTCTGCTCGCTGCCAAGGCACTCATCGACCAGTGCCTGGCAGAGTGGACCGAAGGTGCACGGACCGAGATCCGCACCATCATCAACGATGCGTTCCGTGTCGATCAGCAGGGCAACATCCGCACCGGACAGGTGCTGCAGCTGCGACGTCTGGAGATTGACGATCCGCGCTGGCAGGAAGCCATGCGCGCCATCGGTGAAGCCGTCCAGGTCATGGGCAGCAAGTCCTACGTCCGCGTGTACCAGCGGGACAAGGATGGCGCCTATCAGCCCATCACCCTGGACCTGTCGGCGGTGGCCCTGTGACCGCGCGCATTCCTGCCGACCTCGCCGAGCTGGCACTCGCCGTGGCCGATGCGACCGTGCGCGCCGACATTGAGCTGTTTGCCCGCCAGCAGGACATCGAAGGGCTGACGTTCTATGACTTGACCTGTGCCGATGATCCGCGCTCACCGGAGGCCATGGGGTACATCCAGCGGGCGACTGCCTACATCGAGGCACGTGGCGACGTATTCCCCTGGCGCTTGGTACGCCACATCAGCGCCCCGAGCCTGGTTTGCTTCCGCGACAAGGAGTCAGCCCATGGCCAAGGCTGAGACCAAGCACCCCAGCCGAGAGGAGTGGCAACGATTCGATGAAGCCTTGGCAAGCCCCTGGGCAGGTGGCGTTGAGGTTCTCGCTGATGGGCATCGCCTCCAGATCGCCGTCAGGCAGATCAAGCCGCTCAAGTTTGCAGTGTTGGTCTACGTTGATGGCCAGATCAAGCAAGAGTTCTGCAATGCAGGCAATGCCATAGGACTCAAGTTCTACCGGCCAAGAACCGTGTGCGGCTACACGCGAGCGGACCAGGCAAGAATGCAGAAGGATTGGGGTAAACGCTGGACCAAAGCTCAGGTGAAGAAGGCGACAGTCGTGGTCAACGACCCGCGCTGGGGCTCGCCATCCGCACTGCGCCGACACCTGGTGAAAACCTGCACTGAAATCCACCTGGTACGCATTGGGTGGCCTGAGAAGGCCGAGGCGGCGGAATGAATACCAAGGCAGACCCCGCGCGCCGCGCGCAGATCGCCAAGATCAAGGTTGCGCAGAAGCAGCTCGGCATGGATGAGGCAGGCTATCGCGCGCTCTTGCAGCGCGTGACAGGCAAGCAGTCATCCACGCAGATGTCGCCGAGCGAGCGCGATGCGGTGCTGGCTGAGCTGACCCGCCTTGGCTGGAAGGCCAAGCCGGGCAAGCCTCACCCGGACCGCCCGAAGAACACGGACCAGGTGCCGATGCTGCGAAAGGTGGAGGCACTGCTGGCCAGCGCCAAACGTCCCTGGAGCTACGCGCACGCAATGTCAGTGCGCATGTTTCAGGTGGACCGCCTGGAGTTTCTCAAGCATGACCAGCTGCACAGCCTGATTGCTGCGCTACAGATCGACTGCAACCGGAGGGAGGGATGAGCAATACCGTAAGCGACGCCGAGCGGGAACAGGAGCGGGAGAAGGCCACCGGCGAAGCCCTGCGCGTAACCTTCGAGCGTATCAAGACGCTCCCGCCGACGCAGGTGATTCAGTATCTGACCAGCGTTACGCTGGTCGGAATCGAACTGCTGCGCGCCAATGGACGAGAGGATGCGTATGTAAGGCAGTTTCTGGAGGGAGCCCTGGGCGCCCTGGATGCCCCGCCCATCTTCACGTTGAAGGATCTGCGGACGCACCAATGAGAGCCACATGTCCCGATTGTGGCTGCCAGGGCCACATCAATGCGTTTCTCCTGGAGGAGGAAGGCAAGCGCCTGGCGGTTACCGTGGCGGCAATGCCGCCCGAGCTTGGCCGAGCGGTGCTGGCCTATCTGGGCCTGTTCAAACCGGCCAAACAGGGCCTGCGAATGGGCCGCGCCGTGAAGCTCGCCCAGGAGGTGGCCGACCTGGTCGCCTCTGGCACGGTCTGCAAGGACGAACGCGGCGGCATCCGCCGCCCGGCGCAGGTTCGTCACTGGGTGGCAGGCATCGATCAGATGCTGGTGGCTCGGCCCAACCTGACCCTGCCGCTGGAGTCGCACGGCTACCTGCGTGCGGTCGTGTTCGGCTTGGCCGACCAGGCCGATGCAGCCGCTGAGCGTGAACGAGAAGAACACGCCCGCGCAGGCCGGCACCTGGGCACCACGGCACGCGTCAATCCTGGTGCTGGCGAATCCAGGCTGGATCAGCGCTTGGCCTGGATCAGCCAGATGGTATCGCTGGGCCAGATGTCCGATGACGATGCCGAGCGCGAGCGCGCAGAGGCGCGCGAGAAGTACGGAGAACACTGATGATCGAGCAACGCGATTGGGTCGGGACACCGGACGCCGATGCAGCCGCCGAGCTGATCGCGGCCGCACCGCTGGATCTGACCGAAAAGCAATGGGAGGGCACCCTGGTCGCGTTGGTCGCGGTCATGGAAGCTGCGTTCCGTCGCGCCGGTCTGGATGAAGAACAGGCCACCAGGCTGGCCCTTGCCGGCATGCTGGCGCAAGCCGAGTATGCTGGCGGCCGTCAGATTTACATCCCGCAGGGGATGCGCCTTCGTAATGCCCTGCGGGACGCCGAAATCTACCGCAAGGCCAAGCGCGGTAACATTGCGCAGCTGGTGACCGAGTATGGCCTTACAGAGGTTCGGGTCTACGAGATCATTCGTCAGCAACGCCAGCTGCACCTTGCCAGAGTGCAGCGGAATTTTGACTTCTAAGGAGCGGCAGCGTGATTAAGTGGATGGGTGCGGCGGCATTGGGCCTTGTCTTGGCTTCCGGCACGGCGTGTGGCAGCAAGGACAAGGCGCTGGTAGCTGAAGCTCAGGACGCGGTGAAGAAGCTACTGAAAGATCCAGGATCTGCGGAGTTTCGCAAAGTCTCTATTGTTCAGCTGCGCACGCCGGCAGGCCCAGCTCCCATCGTCTGCGGTGAATTCAATGCAAAGAATGGATTCGGCGGGTTTGCTGGATTCGAGCCCTTCGCCTGGCACCCGGACGGAACGCTGCTGACGAAGGCTGCGTTCCCCGGTACAGATGAGGTTACGCTTGACGGCGCAATTCAAGAACTTTGTGCGGGCAACCTGGTCAAGTAGCAGTTTCCCAGCTCTCATCCCTGACAAACGCCCCGCCTTGCGGGGCGTTTTCATTGAAGCACTTTAGTCCCTGTCCACTTTCGCGCGCGCGGAAGCTGTGTGTACCGGGGGACGGTCAACGTGCGCAGCACGGACGCACCCCGCTTACCCATACAGCGGAGTGCACATGGAACCCAACAATCGCCGTACCCGAGCCATCGCTTACCTTGGCTCGCTGTTCGACCGCATCGGCTACATCTGGCTGTGGCTGGCACTGAGCCTGTTCCTGCTGGCAAGCGTGGCCATCCTCAATCCCATCCTGGTGGCCTCCTACGCC